CTCCGAGCGGTGCTTGTTCTGTTTCCTGATGCTGCGGCTTGTCCTCTGCGCCCTCTTCGCCGCCCATAAAAGCCTTCAGCCCCTCACCCATCGACTCAGGCGAATCGTGCTCCTGCGTCTCTTCGTGGGTGCCGTCTTCATGCATTCCGTGCGTATGCCCTGAGAAGCCGTCATGCTTGGAATGGTGATGCTTGGATTCAGGCTCATGCATGTGGGCGATGTGCGTGGTCATGTGCAGGAGGTCGGGATGCTGCTCTTCCTGCCCATCCTTGACGGTGTGGAACGAGCCGTCGCCGTGGTCGTGGACTTCCATCGGAGAGCCGCCGCCCTCTTCTGGCTTCTCTGGAGCCATGCCAGATGCCGAAGGCTTGACGGATTGTTTGCCGCCACCCTTCGGCATGTCTGCCATCATCTTGTTCAGTCCGTAAGCCATTACCCGACCTGCGAGGCCACGAGAGTGGGCTCAGTCGGAGGAACGGTCGAAGGCGTAATTGTTCCCGTAACAACATTCGAGGTCAGCACAGTCACGCCGTCCGTACCGATGGCAGAGCCACCGATAGAGAACGTTGTCGCCGTGTCGGTCTTATCGACCGTCGCAACGACTTGCTGCGCAAGCGGGATCGCACCACCGGTGAGGTCAGTTGTCGCCGGGGAGAACGTAATCAGGGGATCGGGCGAGCTCCAGGTAATGACCGGCGTATAGCCTGCCGAGGGAGTGACGCCTGCGGGGAAGACGACAGCCATTGCGAACTGACCAGTTTGTCCTGCGGTGATGTTGCCGATTGCCATACTGCCTCCAACTTGCGTTAGTGTAAGGTGCGGAAATTCTAACAGCCGCTCAATCTTGCGAAGCAGCCGCAAAATCTTGTCTTGCTCGGAATCGTGGTGTTCGTGACTCATTTTGCCTTCGGCGGGGCGGGCTTCCAATCCTTGACATCAGCCGCGGGCTTTGCGGGCTCGGCAGTCTTTGCGGTAATCGGCGTTGCCTCTGTGTCCTTCAAGCCAAGGGCCTTGCGCTCCGCGTGGCCATCCGTCCGCTTGGTGCCGGGGTTCATCTCTTCGAGGGTCATAGTTAATTCTCCAGGTCTTTCTCGCGCTTCACCATCTCAGCGGAAACAGCTTGCTCGTAAATTCGCCGCACATCGCCAGAATTCTTTGCGTGAATAATACCATCATCCTTCGGCTTCGAGGATTGGATGCGGATTTTCTCAACCAGAGCGTCGTAGCGAGTCATCGCATCATCCGCGCGCTTATTGGCGTCCCTTGTCTGCTCCGCGTAGATGCAGGCTTGCTCGCCCATCGCTTCGTGCGCATCGCACTCTTTGAGAAAGTCGCGCCGGTAGGTATGCGCCAGATAGCCAGCCGCCACAGTTGTCAGGAAGAACACTATTGCCGCCCAGACCATGAGGACCTCCGCTGTCGCTTGTTCTCCGCCTCGAATCGTAGCATAGCCATGCCCTTCGTGTGCATAGGTTTCTCACCCAACGACTCATAAAACTCCTGCGCGCGCACCGAAAGCGGCGTCTGAGTTTGGGAAGAGTGCTTTGAATACATACAATATCGAACACCATCACCCACGTCATCGGCCTTCGTCGATTGCTTCCAAACATCCTCCGCCTTGCCGGGGTGCTTGGTATCCCGGATCAGCATCGGGATAGCTTCAATTGTGTCAGTGCAGCGCGAACAGATAAAAAGCAGGGGGGTCTTCAGAGAGTAACCCCCGTCCTCGCCCTCGAAATCCTCATCCAGCCGCGTCGGAGCCATCTTGCCAGCCAGAACATCAGCCGTCTTCTTCATCATCGCGTACAGGAAGCGCCACCCACCCACCCGGGCAGTTGCTGCGTCCTGCGAGTAGGGCAAACCTGCGCGTCGCAGTTCCTGATCAATGATGTTCTTGGTGTTGTGGCCACGCGAGTCATCCTCATCCGCTTCTGGGCTCAGGAAATACTGCTTCATCTGCTTCTTTTCCTGCTCGTCCATCTGCGCAACGCACTGCCGGACTAATTCGCCCTGCTCCGTCTCCTGAATTGCGTAATCCCGGTAGATTATCCATACATCCACGGGCTCATCGATCACTGCACCGAACGCATCATGAAATAGTTTCGGTGCCACCTTGCCGCCAGTCGCCCAGATCACAGCCGCGTGATGAACGAAGCCGTCATCATGCCCCATCCAGCGCGGCCACCAAGGTTGTATAAGCTTTGCCTCCTGCTGTGCCGTCAGGATCAGCTTCGACTCATCCCAGACGCCTGCGAAGTATTGCCCCGCAAATGAATCAAACGAGCCCAATAAATGCCCGGCACGCAGACTTTGTGGCAGTGCGTTGAGTTTCCTGCCTTCAGACGTGAGATTGATGAACATATGGAACCGGCAACACATCGAATCTGACCGCTCTTCCCCGGCCTTGCACATGCTCTGAATCGCATAGAACTGCCGCGGAGTCAGGCCAAGCGAGTCGAACCAAACATAGTTGTCCCAGCCGTACAGATGGACAAAAGCATAGTCGCTAGCCCGCTCGCTGTCATGGAACCTCTTTTGATGGAAGATGCGCCTTAGGAACTCAGTCCCCACCCCGCCTGGGTTGAACCACAACGCCGTCTTGCAGTCAGACTCTGGAGCTCCCGGCCAACGGTTAGAACTCTTGATGATTGTCAGTTCTTTCTCACTGAACTGCTCTGCCTGGTCTACGAAAATGTCATACCATTCCGGTCCCCAGAACGCCTGATCAACGGCCATCTCGTTGTCTGCATGACGAAAGCATAGTCTAGAACCATTCGGCAAGCGGAACTCCAGATCCGTTGCGCGCCAATACGGCATCAACTCCGGGAACTCAGACTGGTATTTCTGGATGTGATTCTCATTCACATCTTTGTAGGTGCGCCGAAGGATGACGCCAGCCGTCCCAGGCCGTTGCTGTCTGCGGTCGAGCATGATGCGCCTGAGCCCGCCTGACTTGCCTCCTGCGCGCGCCCCACCGCCACCAATCCACGTTGCCGCGTCAGGGCCGGTCTTGTAGATCAGTTTGCCGAGTTCGAGTTGCTTCGGCTGGAGGATTAGCTCGATTGGCATATTGAGCACTTGCAGCGTGGGTGGTGACCAATCGTCTTCGGCGGTGGTGCGGCTGCAATGATTGCAGGAACCTCCGCAGGCTTGCGGATATATCGCCGCATGACAGTAGGCTGCTCTGTCGATGAGTTCCATTTGCGGGACCGGCACTTAGCGCAATGGGTAGGCACAGCATCACCTTTCAGCCACTTGTGTTTACATTGGTCACATATCCAGACTTGCGCGGTCGATTCCATGTGTGCATTGTAAACGATTGCCGTGCATGATGTATACACTACCGCGATACGATCAAGCTTCCACTCGTCGGCGCAACCGCAAACGTAAACCGCAGCCAGCCACCCACCAGATTGTACGGAAGCGACGCGCCAGCAGGCACAATGCACCCCGACAAAGGCTCGTAATTCGCCGCAACATCCTGATTTGAGTACTGCCCTTGGGCTTGCTGATTTGTCGTATTGACAATTACAAGAGTGTAGCCGCTGTTCTCCGGTGTTGGGCCGATAGCGATTTGTTTTGTTGTGGTTATGCCAGAATCTACAGCAGCGTTGTTGACCATTGCCGTGGATGCACCTGGAGAAAGCGCCTGAAGCTGCGTCGGTTGCGGGCTGGTGATGTAAGCAGGCATTATTCCTCCAGAATTGACTTCGTGGTGAATTGTACCGCGAGCGGATTGTCCTTATCGCCGGCGTGGATCGTTCGATCGCCGTACTTCTTCGGATTCCACTTTGCCAGAAGCTTTAGCCGGGTATCGATCATTAGTTTGCGATGTTCAATCATATCAGCGGTTTTGCGCTCAGTTAGGATTACAGGATCACCTGATTTGTCCGTAATAACTGCGCCTTCAAAGGTATAGGGCTTTTCTGTCACAATCTCGCCCATCATTTGAGTGTCCGCAATCGCAAGGCATTGCTGGTGAATGACTTCCTCGCCAATTATCCTCGCGCGCGCGAAGAGTGAAGCAAACTCGGTATCTTTCTCAATCCAGTCGTAAACTGCACCGTATGAAGGCTTTCCGTCTTGCCTACAGAACTCGCGTAAGGTCTTACCCTCCGATATCCACTCAATGACCCGATTCGCCATTTCTTGTGGAACGGGTTCGCTTGGTCTGCCCATGATTGAGAATTATAAACTTTGCGCTATTTTATCCTTGACACGCCCGAGAATAGGAGTACTCTGGATACAGGTTTGAATGAATAGGAGATAGAGAGATGACCCAGAAATCAATCGAATGCGCGAAGAATAGGCTTCCTTTCATGCAGCAGAATCCTACCGCTTGCACTTGGATCGACGGAGTCGGTTGGGTTCAAGGCTTACCCCGCGTTCGTGAGATTGCGGGGTTTTCGAGGTGATAAGCGATGCGGAAATCCAGCGTTATCACGATTATGCCGAGCTAAAGATTCGTCGCAACATTGGCTCTGAGGAAGAGCAGCACTTAGCCTCCATGATCGTCAACTTGGTTCGCGTTATCGACCATTTGTGTGAGGTCGTAACTAAGGGCAAGAAAGTTGGCGGAGTTCGTATAACAGACGCCTAACCCCCAATACGCTACTTAGGAGGCCAGAATTGGCGAAAGATACTCACATCTACATGGATACAAAGCTCTGGGAGCAAATTGAGCGCGTGTCCAAAGCCGAGGATCGCAGCGTAACAGCTACGATTCGCGTTCTCATCAAAGAAGCGTTGCACCAAAGGAATGCAGCCAAGGAGGTTACGCGATGACGGAAAATATGGGGCTCATCTACGAGTCCACCTTTGATAGTTCAATGCGCCGAACAATGGAGCGCGTCGAAGAGATGATTCAGCGCGGCCAGCAGGAAATCACCTTGGATATACGTGAATACCAGCACATTTTGGGCCGGATGGTTAGCTTGGAGCGCGACCGGATGAGAGTCGAAAGCGTTCTATTCGGGTCATTCCAAAGCCTGCGCCAAAGCTTCAATTCGCAACCGGGAACCCCCATTGTGATACGCGACCCGAGAGAGCCATAGGAGAACGAGATGACCTACGAAGAGCGCCAAGTAATGTTCGCCCGCCACAGAGAGATGCACCGCCTCAATCCGC